AATAACATTAAAATCATTATCGTAAATTTCAAAGTTTTGGGAATTGATATAGTAATCGAACCAATTATAATTCTCATTACAAAAATCTTTTATCGAATCTAATATTAATTTTTTCATAGGATAGATGTTAAAATTAGTAATCCGAAAAACAATACTGCTATTCCAACAGCAACTTTTGTAGCTCTATTTAATACAAAGTCTAATTCTTTTTTTTCTATTGGTGTCATAATTTTTTATATAAAATATGGTCTTATTGTTAAAACTCCAACTGTAAATCCTAAACTAAATGCAGTTGCTATTATTGCTCTTTCTTTAAAAGTTTTTTGTTCTATGGTATAATGATTCATTGGTAAACAAAGAAAAGGATTAATACCAACCATCATTACCATACCAATCCAATTTTTATCCATTAAAAATCTAAATCCGGCTATACTATTCGCCTCTAAAACTATTGCAGAGATAAATACAATCAATAGTTTCCACCATTTTATTTTAGGTATCATTTTCTTTTAAATTCAATGTTAAACAATCCGAAATCAAAACTGCGAGGTTCTACATAAGCAGGGAACTTATAGTTATATAGTTCTTTTATTTCTGAAGCTCGTTTCTTAAAACTGCTCTTGTGTTTTAGCGGTGCTGAAAAATCTAATTTCTCAACATCTAAATCCTTTAAATCTATTCCAAGTATTACTGCCTGGTTATAGAACTTTTGCTTTGCTCTGATACTCATAATAATTAATATAAAAATCGGGTTAAAAAATATACTGCAATGAATGATATTGCGTAAACTTGGTACTTCTGTTTGCTTAAAAATGTTTTCATAATCTTTGTTTTAATAATTAATAATAAGCAAATATAGTTATTTATAATAAACTACCAAACATTTTTCTAATTATTTTTTATATATCTTTGTTTAATGAAGCAGCCGAGAGTTTTAATAGAAACGGAACATGATCAGGAATACCGAAACTTCGACTTCGTTATTAGCGATGTTAACGGTTGTTATGTAGTAGATTCAGAAACAATGTGCTTAATTTTAAATGGAACTGATTTCATATTGGAGTTCAATGGCGAACTATACGATGAAGTTAAAAAGAATATAGCTATAAAAAATTTAATGAATAAAAATTAGCGGGAGTAGTAAATTAAAGTTACTCTTTACCTACTTTAGCAATAGAGTAGGTTTAACGTATTAAAAAAATATTATGCCAATACCAAATCCAACTCCAGGTGAAAATAGAACTGACTTCATTCAAAGATGTATGGAGGATGAAAAAATGAATGATGAATATGATACACAGCAACGTTATGCAGTTTGTCAATCAGCCTGGACCGAAACTAAAGCTGAAAAAATTAAAGTTTCATTTGATTACGATGGAACACTGTCAACTGCTAAAGGAATGGAATTAGCACAAGAAGAAATAAATAAAGGTAATATTGTATATATTATTTCAGCTCGTTCATTTAAACCTATGATGTACAGCAGAGCTAATAAATTAAATATTCCACATTCACAAATATTTGCTACCGGAAGTAATAAAGCAAAAATTGAAAAGATTAAGGAATTAGGCATTTCAAAGCATTATGATAATAATCCAGATATCATTAAAGAATTGGGAGTAATTGGTAAATTAATATAAAATGGCAAGACCAAGCGAATATAATTTTGATTTATGTATTGAGATTTGCGAGTTAGTTGCAAAAGGTGATAATATTATAAAAGTTTTGGATTCAGACAACTTATATCCAAGCTGGTCAACTTTTAGACGTTGGAAGCGTGAGAACGATGAATTACGAACATTGTACATAAACAGCGTACAAGACAAAGCCGAAGCTTTAGAAAATGAAATGGATGATTACCGATCTATGTTATTGGCTAAAGAGATTGACGCTTCAACTTATAATACTTTAGTGCAAACATTAAAATGGAAAATGGCTAAATTTTATCCTAAAATGTTTGGCGATAAAGTACAGCAAGAACACTCCGGGGAAATCACTACAAATGTTATAAGTTTAGGTAGTGGAATAAAACCAAATGAAACTATTAATTAAGCAAGAACACGCTGTTTATTATCTTAAAGATAATATCACAAAGGAAATATTATACGGTGGTGCTGCAGGTGGTGGCAAATCCGCTCTCGGTGTTTTGTGGCTTATCGAACAATGTCAAACATATCCAGGCACTCGTTGGCTAATGGGAAGGTCAAAGCTAAAGACATTAAAAGAAACTACTTTAAATACATTCTTTGAACTTACATCCAATTTAAAGCTATCTAATTGTTATAACTACAATAGTCAAACGGGAGTTATCACCTGGACCAATGGAAGTGAAATACTTTTAAAGGATCTATATTCTTATCCTGCTGATCCAAACTTTGATAGTTTGGGTTCGTTAGAGATAACCGGTGCTTTTATAGATGAGTGCAATCAAATATCATTTAAGGCATGGCAAATAGTTACATCCAGGATAAGATATAAACTAAATGAATATAACTTAACGCCAAAGATATTAGGAACGTGCAACCCGGCAAAGAACTGGACCTATTCAAAGTTTTACATTCCTACTGCTGCCGGAACTATAAATGAAACGAGAAAGTTTATACAATCACTGCCAACTGACAATCCTAATTTACCTCCATCCTATTTAGATAGTTTACTTGCTTTGGATGAGAATAGTAAGCAAAGGTTGTACTATGGTAATTGGGAGTTCGACAATGATCCGGCAAGGCTTATTGACTTTGATAAGATACAGAACATATTTACTAACGACTTTGTCGATGCTGGTGATATGTATATTAGTGCCGATATTGCTCGATACGGAAGTGATAAGATGGTTATATTAGTTTGGAGTGGCTTCCGGGTTATTGAAATATTTACTTTAGACAAATCAAGTATTACAGAAACTGCTGAAGCAATCAAATCATTAATGAATAAACATCGAGTTCCATTGTCTAACGTGATTGCCGATGAAGATGGTGTTGGTGGTGGTGTTGTGGATATTGTCCGTTGCAAAGGATTTGTAAACAACTCTAAAGCATTAAAAGAGGAAAACAATAATGTCGAATATCAAAACCTAAAAACGCAATGTTATTATAAACTTGCTGAACTAATCCAATCCAATAAACTATTTATTGATTGCAATAATGCCGATGTACAAGATATAATAACCAAAGAATTAGAACAGGTTAAAAGAGATAAGATTGACCAAGATGGTAAATTGAGGATATTACCAAAAGAGAAAGTAAAGGAATTAATCGGACATTCACCTGACTATTCCGATGCGTTGGCCATGCGTTTCTATTTTGACTTAAAACAAACATTTTTTACATTCTAATAAAAAAATATATCTTATTTATATTTAGTCTAAATAAAATTTATATCTTTGTCGTTATAAAGACTAATTTAAATGGATAATATAGAGTTTAAACAATTAGCTTACGACTTAAAAGAGTTAGACGAAACCAAAGGCGTGATAACTGCCTATGCTAACGTTTATAACTTTAAAGACAGCGATGGAGATATTTCCGCTTATGGTTCATTTGATAAAACCGTAAACGAAAACTTTAAACGCATCCGGGTATTGAAGGATCATAATCCAACAATGATGATTGGCGTTCCTTTGGCTATTGATACCAAAGATACTTATGGTTTACTTACTACTACTAAATTCAATATGAATAAGCCATTAGGTAAAGATATGTTTACCGATGTGAAGCTTATGTTTGATACTGGATTGAATGCAGAGTTAAGCATTGGATATAGAGTAATGCAAAGAGATAATAAAGATAAAAGCATTATCAAAGAATATAAGTTAATGGAATATTCTTTTTTATCATCTTGGGGAGCAAATCAATTATCGACAGTACAGGATATAAAATCAATCCAAAGTCATTATGGACTTATGGAACTTATTACAAAAGCTTATAATTTGCCTTATTCAGATGAAAGATTAAGACAGATTGAAACAATATTAAAATCACTCACAATGGAGCCGTCAGAGACTGACACTTTTGATAATGAGCCGATATTATTAGACACGTTAAAACAATTTAGAAACTCGTTAAATTTAAAATAAAAAATGGACGAAAAATTATTAGCCGAATTGGCACAGATTAAAAGCGGATTAGAAACTAAAACATCTGCTGAAGTAAAAAGCGCAATCGATGCGTTTGAAACAAAATTAACTGCTGAAATTGTATCTACTTTCGATGCTGAATTGCAAAGTGTAAAAAATTCACTTGAATTAAAATTTGCTGCTGACTTGAAAGCTGTACAAGATCACGCTGACAAATTGGATGTAAAACTTCAAGAGAAAGCTAGAGCTGAAGCTAACACAAATGTTGATGCTATCAAATCTTTGATTAAAGATAATGCTGAAAGAATTGCATCTGTTGGAGAAAACAACAAAGTAAGATTGAAAGCTGTAGGAAACATGACTACTGCTAACTTGACTGGTGATCAGCCAAGAGATTATAACTTTGATATTGTTAAATTCCCTTCACAAATGTTAAACGTTGCTGACTTAACAGGTAACATTAACATCAATGGTGGAACTTATACTTATACAGTAGAAGGTGCTGGAGAAGGATCAATCGGAGCGAATTCAGAAAACACAGCTAAAAATCAAAGAGATTACGATTTTACTGCTGTTGATGTTCCAACAAACTTTATTGCTGGTTTTGCTCGTTACTCTAAAAAAATGCGTAACAATCTTTCTTACATCACTTCAGCTATTCCTGACTTATTAAGAAGAGATTACTTGAAAGCTGAAAATGCTGCATTTAATACTGTATTAGCTAATGATGCTACTGAATCAACTGAAGTTATAACAGGAAGCACTAAATCTGAAATGCTTATCAATGAGATTGGTAAATTAGAAGATGCTAACTATACTGTAAATGGTATCGTTATCAGACCAACTGATTATTTAGATATCTTGAAAACTGCGAAAATGGATTTAGAGTCTGCTGTTACTTACGAAGGTGGAGTTTTAAGAGTTGCAGGTGTTCAAGTATTTAAAGCAACTTGGTTAGCTGCTCACAAATACTATGTAGGTGATTGGACAAGAGTTAACAAAGTAACTACTGAAGGATTATCTTTAGAGTTTTCAGAAACTGAAGGATCTAACTTTGTAAACAATAACATTACTGCTCGTATTGAAGCACAAGTAGCGTTAGCTGTTGAGCAACCATTAGCATTGGTTTATGGTGATTTTACTGCAACTGCATAATCATTAAGATTTTTAACATAAAGCCACTACTTGATTGTGGTGGCTTTTTTTTATTACAATATTATGATATATAAAGTATTAAAACAATTTTACACTCATTCTAATAAAAAAACCTATAAGGTTGATGAAACTATTGAGCTAACTAAAGATGAAGCTTTAGGAATGCTTACTCATGGTTATATTCAAGAGGTTAAGGAAGTGAAGGAAGTAAAAGAAACTAAAAGCAAAAAATAATGACTGATTATACCGATGTTATTTCTTTAGAACAAGCCAAGTTATATCTTAAAGTTGATGATGGGCAAACTATTACCGATGATGAAATAACCGGAATGATAAACTCTGCACTTTCATTTATTGAGAAACGTACAAATCACATATTCAAAACACGTGAGAAAGTATATTTTAAAGATTGTGCTTTAGTGCAACAGGTTAAAGTTTATGATTATCCAATCGACAATATAGATGAGTTAGATATTATTTACAGGCCTTTATATGCTATTGTTCCAACGGTTAATAATATGGTTACTTTAACAACTGGTTACACAAGTGTTGAGGATATTCCTTCGGAGTTAATTGATAGTGCTTTACAGCTTATCAACTTTTGGTTTTATAATTCAGAAACTAAAAACGCCATGAATAGCGTTCCTGACTTTGTTTTATCAAATATTGATGTTAACAGACGATTTTTGTAATGACACCAAGAAAATATACTAAATCAATAGAAGTGTGGAAAACTACAACGGTTGCTGATGGTTATGGTGGTAACGTTGTTACTACTGATTTTGATTATTCAATATGGGCAAATGTAACGACTAAAAACTCATCGAGATTAAATGAAAATGGTCAGAATGATAATTTTGTTCAAACTATATTCACAGTTCGTAATAGAGTAAATTTGGATCTAACTATCAAATATAATTTCATTAAATATAATGATTTAATATATAATATTGATAGTATCTTAAATGTTGATTTGGATAATATTGATATTGAAATACAAGCCACTCAAAGAACGTAATGGAAATAAAAGGCTTAAATAGTGTTTTAGCTAATATACGAAAGTACGGAAAAGAAGCGGAAAAGGATATTGAAGGAGTTACTGAATTAGTTGCTCGTAATATTGAAAAGAACGCAAAACAATTAGCTCCGGCCAACTTTGGTAAATTAGGACAATCTATACAAGCGATAAAAGATAATCCATTAAATTGGAAGGTTGAAGCTGGGGGAGTTATTGCTCCTTATGCTCCATTTGTTGAATTTGGCACAGGTGGTTTAGTTAATGTTCCTAACGAGCTGAAGGACCAGGCGATTAAATTTAAGGGTAAAGGAATAAAACAAGTAAATTTAAGACCAAGACCTTATTTATATCCGGCCTTATTGCAAGGTAGAACAGAATATTTAGAAAAATTAAAGAAAGTATTAGAGAAGTATGGTAAATCAAAATCCAAATAAATACGTTAGGAAGGCTTTATACGATGCAATAATAGGCGATTAC